TATGCAATACCTGGACTCTAAGCGGGTCAATACAACGGGCGAGAACCTAGCAAACCAAGGCCTACAGGCTGATAAGATCTACAACGAGACGGCGACACGGTTCGAAGGTATTAGGGATGCAGGTGCAGCTAAGATCGAGTTAGTAGCAAGATGTATCGCTGAAACTGGAATGCGTGAGCTGTTCGAAGGTGTGGCTTGGCTGGTGAGTAGATTCCAATCGACACGTGACGAGATCACTGTTCTTGGTAAGCAACTTACTATCAATCCTACCCGATGGTGGAATGATCACAACACAGTATCTCGAATCGGCCTTGGTGCTGGTGACGATGAAGAAGCGATAGCTAACTTCTCAGGCATTCTACAGATCCAGAACCAATTGAAAGCTGAAGGGTCTAGCCTGGTCGATGACAAAGACCGATACAACACGATTTCACGAATGATGCAAGCTATGGGTGAGTTCTCAATCAACGAGTTCTTCAATGATCCAGAAGCGCCGGAACAATCAGCGCAATTCCTGATGGAACAAAACCAACAGCTAATGCAAATGATCCAGCAGTTACAAGGCCAGTTACAGAATCCACTGGCTGAGGCGGAAATGGTTAAGCGTGAAGGTGATGTTGCTATCGCTCAGGGCAAACTACAACTTGAAGCCGCGAAACTGGCAGAGCAGCAAAGGCAGTTCAATGAGAAAATGAGCTCAGACAGGGTCAAGCAACTTCTAGATCTTGAGCGGGACTACACGAAGATCGAAGCCGATAACCAAATTGACGTGCCTGGAAAGGGGATGTGATGAGAGCTGTAAGCGATGAAGATCAAATAGCCAAGGCTAATGAAGATATAAACAGAGCAGCCTTAGCTCGAAGCGTGTTAGATAACCCACTTGTGAAGGAATACTTTATATCTGCAAAAGGGGCGCTATTTGAGCGCTTATCGAAATCCAAGCTAAAAGATGTGCAGGATAGAGAACAGATTTATTTAGAGTTACAACAACTACAAAGATTTGAATCTAACTTTGAGAAGGCTATAGCGAATGGAAAGCTTGCTGAATCATGGTTAGAAAAACTGAAACGTAAAGTGAGAATTAATGGGAATTAAACAACATGCCGGACAATCTTAAGGAAACCGCTGCAAGTTTAATGTGGTCAGACATGGATTCGGAACTCGAAGAAGAGACAACCGAAGAAGTTGAAGACATTGAATCCGTCGACGAGGGCGAAGAGTCAGAAGAAGTTGAGGAAATCGAAGAGGACGAGAGCGAAACTATCGAATTTAATGGTCGAGAGATAAGCGCTCAAGAACTTGAAGAAATGCAGAAAGCATTTGATGACCGTAAAAACTTCCAGGCTGATTATACGAGGAAAACGACAGCTCTATCTCAGGAAATGAAGCGTGCACAAACATTTACTGAGAAACAAGAACAGCTCACAACCTCTTTAGAGGAAATGTTAGAGGTGTTTGAGGAGTCGATTAACTCAGAAGAGAAGTCTATTAACTGGGATGAGCTTGACGAGGATGATCCAGGCGAAGCTAGAAAGCTCGAACGAAAGTTTGAGAAGCGACGCAAGGAAGCCGAAGAGGCTAGATCTAAAGTTAAGGCTGCTAGAAAACAAGCTGAAGAAGCGAGATTAGCAAAAGAGCAAGAGTTGATACTTGAATTGATACCTGAGTGGTTTGACGGTGGGAAACCATCCGAAGCCCAACAAGAAGAGTATCCGATTGTTTACCAGTATTTAGTTGATTTGGGGTATTCGCAGGATGAAATTGGCGAAATCTCATCAGCTAGACAGTGGGCAGCTTATCGTGATGCAGCGAAGTATGCAGCTTTACAGAAGAAAAAGCCACAGCAGAAGAAACTCGTTAAGAAGAAGCCCAAAACTGTAAAAGGCGGAAAGACCCCAAAACCAGGCTCAAAGAATAAAGCTTGGGATCAGGTCTTCTACGGCGATTCAATGAAATGAGGTAAATCATGGCTACATTATCAAGTACGCTGTTGACCCTAATGGACTGGGCAAAGCGCTTAGATCCAGACGGCAAAACAGCTTTTATAACTGAGATTCTCAATCAAGAGAATGAAATTTTAACCGACATGCTTTGGAAAGAAGGTAATCTTCCAACTGGTGAGCAGACTACCATTCGAACAGGTCTACCGACCGTCTACTGGCGTCTAATTAACCAAGGTACTCCATCTAGCAAGGCTACCACAGCTCAGGTGACTGAGAATTGCGGCATCTTGAATGCTCGCTCACAGATCGATAAAGACGAAGCAATGCTTAACGGCAACACGGGCGCTTATCGATTGTCTGAAAACGTAGCATTTATGGAAGGCATGAGCCAGGAAATGGCGTCTACTATCTTCTACGGCACTGCAGCAAACCCTGAAGAGTTCGTCGGGTTCGCACCACGCTATAGTGATTTGAGTGGTACTAACGCTCAAAATATCCTAGATGCTGGTGGCACTGGTTCAGACAACAGCTCTATCTGGTTAGTAGGTTGGGGTCCGCGATCATGCTTTGGTGTATTTCCGAAAGGGTCTAAAGCAGGTCTAGAACATGAAGATCTTGGTTTAGATGATGCGTTTGATTCATCTAACAATAGATTCCGCGCCTACATGGATGATTACAAGTGGAAAGCCGGTCTCGTTATTAAAGATTGGAGATACGCGGCTCGTATTGCGAACGTTGACGTGTCCGATCTTGTTGGGCAAACAGGCACTCAGGCTGCATCAGCGTCTACAGCCATCATTAAATTGATGTCTCGCGCTATCGACCGAATGCCTAAGCTTACCGGCATTAACCCTAGCTTTTACGTTAACAGAACGATTGCGTCTAACTTGCGCGTAGCTGCATTAGATAAATCAAACGCTGCTGTTACTATCGAACCAGCTCTTAATCAGTTTGGTGACAACATCTTCCAAATGCGCTTCAACGGTATTCCTGTTCGCATTTGTGATGCTTTAACCGAAGCTGAAGCACAAGTAACATAAGGAGATAATTATGTATATTGATGCTGAATCTCAATTCTCAGACAGCCAAGCTTTAACGGCTACGGCTGTTGGTACAAACGTTATTGATCTCTCTGTAGATAGATCGATTGGCAACGGTGAAGCGGTAACAGTGATGTTTACTGTTGTTGTAGCAGCCGACCAAACAACCGGCGATGAGGACTACACTTTCGAAGTTGAATATGCGTCTAACGCAGCTCAAACTACTGGCCGTCAATTGATTGGTCGTAGAGTGTTCGAGAGTGGAACGCCAACAGCACCAGCACAGGATGCTGATTTGCTGGTAGCTGGCTTCTCGTTCTTCATCGACATTCCAGCAACAAAACTGTCAGAAAGTGAGCGTTATCTTGGTGTACGCTACACGTTAGCCGGTACTACTCCGACTATTACTGTAGACGCTACTTTGATGCCTAAGTCGTTCGCTGATGCGACTAACGACTATGCTGATGGTTACGCAATCACTTAAGGAGCTGTAAAATGCGAGTAAGAGTAAAACCAGATCTTGTGGAAACTTTTGTCGGATTTTACGGTAACAAACGACGTCGACCGGGTGACGAGTTCACCCTGGTTGACGCGGTTAGAACCGTGAACGGCAAAGAAGTAGTTATACAGAAAGCGGAAGATGCTTTCTCAGATAAATGGATGGAGCGGGTTGAAGAGGAAAAGCCGAAGAAGAAAGCTCTTCCTAAGAAATCCGAAACACCAAAAGAGCTAGATATTTAACGGAAAACCTCATGGCTTTAAATAATTATGCGAATTTAAAAGCGTCTATAAGGAACTGGTCGAAGAGAAAGGATGCAACTGACTCTATGATCGAGGATTTCATTGCGCTCGCAGAAGAGGAGTTTTATAGCAATGAGGTTTCACCGCTAAGAACGAAAGAAATGGACACTAGAGCTACGGCAACGGTGTCCACTTCTTCACGATTTCTTGAGTTGCCAACCAATTTCCTAGAGATGAGTCGATTTAAAATAAACGCACAAACCGCGTCTACGCCTGGGTTTGTGAATGATGTTGATATTGTCTATCGGGCACCAGATCAGCTTTTATTGAGTTCTACCACGGCTCATCCTGGCTTCTTTACTGTAACAAGTCAGTTAGAGTTCGAGCGGATACCGGACAGGGCTTATGTTGTAGATATGCAATTTTACCAAAAGCCGACAGCTTTAAGTTCTAGTAATACGACCAACTCAACGTTAACTAATTTCCCATCGATTTATCTAAATGGTGCTTTGTGGGCGCTCTGGGATTACTTCAGAGAGCCTGCTGAGGCTGATAGATACAGAAATATCATGCTTACAGCGATCAGAGGTGCTAATAAGTTAAACAATAAGATACGTTATGGCAACTCACCGCAAATTAAGAAGGAACGAAATGGCCCTTAGTACCTATAACGCCGTTCCCTTGCGGCTTGTCGGGGCGTCAGGAGCGCATAGAGACTCTTCCTACTCTAATCAAGAGACCATGAACTATCGAATCGAGGCGCACGGCTCAGGGTCTCATCCTGCTTTATTAACTCCGTGGCCTGGGTCAAAGAGCTTTTCTACCCGTTCAGCTACCAAACCAAGGGGTATTTATGCGTGGAGCGGCAAGGTTTACAAGATAAGCGATCAAACACTTTACAGTTATGACAGCTTAGGAACCGAAACAACAATCGGGACTATTGCCGGGACTGGTCGATGTGTCATGGCCGACTACAGAGAAAACCTAATCATAGCTACGGGTGATAAGTGGTATCAATTAACCGGGTCAACCTTAACCGAATTCTCTTCACCAGATGGAACCCAGGGTAATAGCGTTGCGTTTCTGTCTAAGTACGCGATATTCGACGGTAGCGGCCAGACTTACTGGGTTTCAGACTTCGGCGACCCTGATTCGATACAGAGCAATAACTTTGCCGAAGGTGAGAGTAACGGTGATGATTTGCAGAGGATTTACGCGTTTAAAGAGCGTGTTTATATGTTTGGTGAGAAGTCTATCGAGACATACACGATAGGAACCGGCAACCCACCATTAACTAAAGCTGTAAATGGAACGATGGCAACCGGGTTAAGCGATATTCACACAGTCGCTAATTCAATTAACTATGTTTATTTTCGAGCAACAGACGGGTTAGTATATAGATTCTCGTCTAATCAGCCTATCAATATTACAAGCGGCTACCTTGCTCAGAAATTTCAGAGCTACAACAAGGGTAACGCAGTGGCGTGGACGGCTGAGTTTGACGGTGTGTTTTATTACGTTATCAATTTTCCAGACAATAACGCTACGTGGGCTTTTTCGGAAAAGGCAGGCGAGTTAAGTCCTGGTGTAAATGATTGGATTCAGCTTTCATCGGGTTCGGATAAAGATAGGTATATTGGTGAAATGTATGTCAGAGCATTCAATAAAGACTTGGTTGAAAAGAAAGGCTCAGGGGATATTCTCGAACTGGATTACACAACCTATACGGACGATGGCGACACTGTTGTCCGTGTCCGCGAGACTGCTCCTATCCATGGCGGTCTTCTTGGTCAGGAGGGTGCTAGACTTGAGATGTCCTGGATTACCATTGTTTTGAAAAAAGGTGCTGGAACGGCCTCTGGTGATGGCGTAGATCCTAGATTATACATTCAAGGCTCGTTTGATGGGTCTAACTCATATTCAAACCAAGATGAATTAGAGATAGGTAGAACTGGCGAAAGCATGATTAAAGTAACTTGGTATCACGTAGAATCGTTTTATGAAGCAGCTTTTAAAATAACCGGATACGATCCTGTCTTTGTGTCGCTCCACGGCGCATCGATTGGGCTTAAAGTGGTGGGTGATTAATGGCTGATATAGACCCACTATTCGATTTTATAGACTGGTTTCGACAGGGCCAGAAGTGGGCTAATTCCGACGGATCTTTGACTGAAGAAGCCATCAATCAACTAGAAAATATTGTTACATCAATACAGCAAACCACTACAGTGTTAGGCGGCGGGGATATCATCCAGAACATTACTAACTCTGAAACCTATGAAACCTCAGTTAGTGACTCCAGTGTTAAGTTGGAGATTGATGCAGCTCAACTGGCTGAAGAGATGACAAGCCAACCTCCCCCCAAGGAGTGGCACGCAGAGCTAAAAACCCAGGATTACATAGCTGTAGATCATGAGCTAGTGGAAGGGCAAAGGAAGGCCACAATAACCTTGGATGGAAATGCAGGGCATAATGATCAAATTATCACTGGCAACGGCGATGGCTCACGAATCAAAATCAGTGGTGGCAATATAGAATTAAGATATGCCGGTAAGCGTGGAAAGGTTATAGAAATTGTAAACGAGGGCACGTTTATTCACTGGTATAAATTCATAGCTGACGGGAAAGAATACTGGAGGGGTGCATGAGCGTAAGAGGTGAGCCGATTGAGCATGAGTTAGAGGTAGAAAGTTTATTGTTGCGGATTTTGAAAGAGCTGAAGATGATTAGGTTGATTCTAGCCGAAGGTAATAATTCAGAGTTACGAGAGGATGAAATAGATGTCTAGCGTTATTAGAGATGGCACAGGGTCGCGCACTGAGGCTCAGGTTTATTCGGACAATAAACTGGCGACAAGGAGCGTGACATCGTCAGAGAATCAGGATGCAGTTGTCGAAGGTCGCGGCTTTAACATTAACACCGGCTGGATTTCTTCTATTGCCGCCAACTCTGCTTTGATTTATTTCAAAAACCAAGAGGATGAAGATTTCTTTATTGACGCTATAGCGGTGGGATTAAAGGATGGTTCTGCGACAGATGTACAATCAATATACGCAGTATTAAACCCTACTGGGGGAACACTTGTATCAGCGGCTACAGATTGTGATATGGTCGAGAACCGTAAAAGCGGTGATGGTGGCTCCTTCTCTGATAGCACACTTATATATAAAGCCACTGCAAGCGGCCAAACGCTTACAGGCGGAAGAGATGCGGCTTTATTCGCTCAAAACGACCAAGGACGGTTGTTTGCTACTGTTGATTTCCTTATACCGAAAGGGCAGGCATTTGGTATTCGGATGGATGTAGGCGGCTCGTTTAACGGGGATGTGTACGCCGCTTTAATCGGTCACAAAAGGAAAATACTATGAGAATAGAAGACGGCGGCGGCGCGAATGGTGACGCTAAGGTAAATCCAAACCAGCAGCTTGATACTTTTTCCATCACTGAACCTGAGGATAAGTTTAATAATCGTAAAGGAAAGCTGTGGTCAGTAACCCAGGCAACCACTCCGG